ATATAAAATAGGAGCATAATGACAGAATTTATGATAGAGGAGTACAATGACTAGTATATTAAAAGCAGACGACATTCAGGATTCTTCAGGTAATAATATTATCAACGAAGCCGGTGATACCATTACAATTGGCGCGAGTGGGGATACAATAACTATTCCTAGTGGTGCAACTCTTTCAAATTTAGGAACGGCTTCAGGTTTTAACACCCCAGCTTTTCAAGCAAAACTTGGTTCGGATCAAACTGTAACAAATGATACAAACACAAAAGTACAAATTGATACAGAAATCTTTGATACAGATAACTGTTTTGATAACTCTACGAACTATCGTTTTACTCCAAATGTTGGTGGTAAATATATGGTTTATGGTTCTGTAAGAGGAGGTGCTGACGCAAATTTGACTAATTTAGAAAAAGTTATGACTCACATTCAAAAAAATGGAAGTCTATATGAAAGCATGTATTGGAGATTAGATTTAAGAAATAATCCTGGTACACAATTAAGTACATCTTTTTCTGTTATAATTGATTTGGATGGCTCATCAGATTATATAGAACTTTTTAGTAATGTTGATGTATCATCAGACACTCCTAATTTTGTAAGTGACGGAACATTTTTCGGAGCATACAGGATAGGAGCATAATGGCACTAACAAGAATTCAACCAGCAGCAATAGCAGATGATGCTGTAACAGCAGACAAGACTTCTGGTGTCATAAGACCTAATGCACAGCCATTTTTAATTAATGGTGGATTTAATGTATCTCAACGATATGGAGAAACAGCTACCTCTTTTGTTAATAACACATATGGATTAGATAGATGGAAACATTATTTAGCAGGTTCATGTGCTTTAAATTTTCAACAACTTGGTCAAGCTAGTGCAATAGTTACTAATTTACAAAGTACATCAGGAATTAATTATACAAATTGTTTATATTTGGATTGCACTTCAGCAGCTTCTTTGGGAGCAACTGACCAAATGAGTGTATTACAACTTATGGAAGGTTATGTTCATAATCCTCTTGCTGGTAAAGCTATGACTTTATCTTTTTGGGTTAGAAGTAGTGTAACTGGAACTTATTGTATTGCTTTTAAAGAAGGTAGTACAAAAACTTATGTAGTAGAATATACTATTTCTTCTGCGGATACATGGGAACAAAAAATTTTAACGTTAACTGATGATACTTTGGCAAATTATAATACTAATACTTCGGTTACTACTGGCTCATCTTTAGAAGTTCATTTTACAACGAGACTGGGTACAACAGCTCAACAGACAACTGCTGATGCTTGGAACACTGGTAATTTTTATGGAACTTCCAATCAAGTAACTTGGGGTACAAGTACCTCAGATGTTTTTTATTTATCAGGTGTTCAACTGGAAAGGGGAACATACACTTCAGCAACCCTGCCACCTTTCCGACACGAAAGTTATGCTGTGAATTTAAAAAGATGTCAGAGGTATTACAATAATTATGGTGGAGACAATCCAAGAGCATTTACATTTGATGGTCAATATGCGGCTGGTTCTGGTAATGGAGTTGGAGATAGTTACATATTCAATGTAGAAATGAGAGCATCACCAACAACAAGTTCTAGTTATACAGATTTAACTAATGCTTCTAGTGTATCTGTTGCAGAAGATAAAATAGGTGCTTTTATAGAAGCAACCTCCTCAAGTTCTGGGAGAATTGCCGCTAGGTTTGGTGCTAGTGGTTACATAAGATTTGATGCGGAGTTATAATTATGATTGATAAAGATAAAATAGTTTCAGTTACAAAAGATTATCTAGTAGGTGCTACAACATCTCATGGCTATGTAGTTGTATATAACATTAATGAAACATGTTCTGTACCACTAGACGAAGCAAACACAGATTACCAGGAAATCCAAGAATGGGCCAAGATAGAGGGCAATAACATCATCGACAACGGAGCGTAACCATGTTTTTTGGCGCTTCGGGTTTTTCAGAAATACCTTTTGCTAGTACTGTTCCTTTAAATGCACATATTGGAATTAGCGCAAATCCATTAACTTTTGCAATCGGTAATGTAAATATTTCTGCGACAAGTATTATTGAAGTTGTTGCGGCAGACCCATTAGATATTACAAGTACAATGCCGATAGTCACAACGACTGTTAATCTCACTGCTAGTTCCAATCCACTTACATTAAGCATTGGCACGCCAGTAATTTCAGGAGATGCTAATATTACTGCTACATCTAATGCCTTGACAATTACATCAACTGCCCCTACAGTGACAGGATCTGCAGTTGTAAGTGTAACAGGTAATCCACTAACACTTACAGTTAATGACGCTGGAGTTATTGTTTGGAACCCAATAGAACCAGGACCAACTAATGTGTGGAAAGAGATAAAACCTTACGGAGGAACACCATAATATGGCATCAAGTTATTCAACGGATTTACAATTAGAAATAATAACAACTGGCGAAAAAGCTGGTTTGTGGGGAAGTATTACTAATGACAATTTAAAAATTTTAGAATTAGCAGCTTCAGGATACTATACAGTTAGTATTGCTGCTGGAAATTTAACATTAAATCTAGATAATGGTTCGGCTTTGGGAGATAGCACAGCTACTGGTAAAAATTTAATGATTGAAGTTACTGGAACATTGGCAGCTAGCAGAAGTATTACAATGCCAACTGGAGCCGAAAGAGTTTTTATAGTTAAAGATAGCACAGTCAGAGGAACTTCTAATTATACAATTGGAGTTTCAAACGTAGGTGGATCGGGAGCAGGTATTGTACCTCTTCCTGTTGGAGCAACAGCAGCTTTTTATACAGACGGCACTGGCTCTAACTCAATGAAGTTATTAGGAATTTTAAAAGAAGGTTATGTCACTGTTACTAATGGAAGTAATTCACCTTACACAGCAGTTAATGGTGATGTAGTAATGGGTGTTACAAACTCAGGTGGTGGTGGAACTATTCAAGTTACACTTCCAGCGTCACCCTCAGCTGGTGATGAAGTTACAATTATGGATACATCTAGTACTGGGGGATTCGCATCTAACCAATGTACAGTCGATAGAAACGGTTCAAATATCATAGGAGCCGCTTCTAATGTAAATTTACAAAATAACAATCAATCGGTAACTCTTGTATATACTTCCAATGCAACAAAAGGTTGGATATATAAAACCAACACTAACTAAGGAGTTTAATGCTTACGACAATTAAGTTTGCTCCTGGAATAGACAAACAAGATACAAGTGTTGGGGCACAAGGTCGATGGGTTGATTCTGATCTGGCACGATTTAGATATGGTCTTCCTGAAAAACTAGGAGGATGGTCTTCTTTAATTACAGATACAATTGTTGGAGTAGCAAGAGCACAGTATGCTTTTGTCGATAAAACTGGAAATAGATATGTAGCAATTGGAACTGATAAATTTTTACTTATTTATTTTGAAGGACAACTTTACGATATAACTCCTTTTAGAGACAACGACGCAGGAGCTCAAACCACTTTTACATCTTCTACTTTAGCAACAAATAGTACAACTGTAAAAACTTGTACTATTACTACAACAGCAGATCATGATTTAGAAGCTGGTGATATTATTTTATTAAACTCTGTAACTCTTCCAGGAAGTACAGGATTAAGTGCAAGTGATTTTGAAGATAAACTTTTTCAAGTCTTAACCGTTCCTACTCCAAGAACATTTACAATTGATTCTTTAAACCAAGCTAGTTCAGTAGTAAGTACTGGTGGAAGTATGATTGTTGAACCTTACGCAACAGTAGGTCCAACAGAACAAACTTACGGATATGGATTTGGTGTTGGTAATTATGGTGGTACCGTTTCAGGTGCTTTACAAAACGATTTAGACGGAGCGCTGGCCGCGGACACAGCTGGTAATAATGGTTCTGCTACACAAATTAGATTAACATCTACAACAGGATTTCCAACAGCTGGTACAATAGCTGTAGAAAATGAATTAATAACATACACTGGAGTTGCAGGCGTTGAGCTAACAGGTATAACTAGAGGTGCCAAGGGTACAGCAACCTTTGGTACATCAAATGGTCAAGCCCATAGTGATGGTGAGACGGTTACAAATGCTACTAATTATAATGGATGGGGAAGTGCCGTAGAGGCCTCAACTGTTACTCTTGAACCTGGACTTTGGTCTTTAAGTAATTGGGGTGATGTGTTAGTTGCAACAATTGCAAACGGAAAAACTTATACATGGGATTCATCTGCTTCAGCAAGATTAAGTGTAAGAGCATCAAGAACAACTTTATCTTCGGGAGCGAGCACTATTCAAAATTCATTTTATTGGACTGCCACAGGAACTTATACTTCAGGAAATACTTTAGGTGCACAAGCTAACGAAGCTGCGGGAAACCCTACAGCATCAAGAATAAGTTTAGTATCTCCAACAACTAGACACTTAATACATCTTGGAACAGAAACAACTATTGGTGATGTTGAAACTCAAGACGATATGTTTGTTAGATTTTCTAATGCAGAACAATTAAATCAATACACACCACTTGCTACTAATTCAGCCGGTACACAAAGACTTCAAGACGGAACTAAAATTGTTGGGGCGTTGATCGCTAAAGAAAATATTTTGATTTGGACAGATAACGCTCTTTATACTATGAAATTTGTAGGTGCTCCATTTACATTTGGCTTTGAACAAGTTGGTACTAACTGTGGATTGATAGGTAAGAATGCTTGTATTGAAATTGATGGTGTTGCTTATTGGATGTCTAACAATGGTTTCTTTTCATTTGATGGAACTGTTAATTCATTACCTTGTGCTGTTGAAGATTATGTTTTTGACGATGTGGATACAACTAAAGGGCAACAAATTTGTGCAGGTTTAAACAATCTATTTACAGAAGTTGTTTGGTGGTACCCAAGTTCTGGATCTGATTTTAATAATAGATCTGTTGTTTATAATTATGGAGAAGCAACTCCTCCACCTTTAGGAACATGGTATACAAACACTAATACTAATTTTAATAGAACAAGTTGGATGGATACTTTAATATATCCTAGACCTTATGCTACTCAATTTAATAGTACTTCTTCAGGTACTTTTCCTTCAGTTATTGGCGAATCGGGATTAGGTCAAACCGTTTATTTTGAACACGAAACAGGTACAGATCAGATTAATCCTAATGGATCTACTACTAAACTTACTTCGTTTATCCAATCGTTTAGTTTT